CACCAGTGATACACAGATGATTGTGTTGAAGTGATACTGGATGTCTGAACCAACCTTCTGGGTTGTGCTCATTCTTCATAATATCAACAATCTTCTGAGCCATGACTTCGCCCGTTGCCTTGCCCATTAGGTGTCTAAACTTCTTAGACCATGTGTATGAGCTGTCACAACCCTTAGACCACACTGGTAGATCCTCTACACGATCAACTGAGTGAGTATCAAAGTCTTTATATGGAAGCTCCCATGTCTCAGGTTTAGTTGGATGATCTTGACCAAACCCATCACATTGGAGATTACAAAGAAAGAATCTGATCCAGGCAGTTGGAACACCTGTGTAGTGTCCCTCTCCCTGAATACTGTGAAAAATCTCACTATAGTAATACTCCTTAGTCATATGTTGGTACCTTCCCCACTGTAAACCCAACACCATTCGGTGTTTCCACCTTAGTCCAGACCAGGTGGTCACCCGCCTTCCAATCCATAGCTTCAAGCAGATCATCAGGGAATTCTAAAAACAATTCACCATCTTCATCTTCCTGTACGGATATAATCTTCTTATATAAAATCGGATCACTCATTTAAAACAACTCCTCATTCCACTCACGATGGCCTTCACGATATGCCATGTTTGATTTAGTCTCACGAACCTCTACACGGAAACACCACAAGCGCTCAGCCTCTGCAGGGCCCCACATATCAGGAATGTAAACACCGTTAACGTATTTGTATATCTGATCAGCAAGACTTTCACATCCTAAGCTAGGCAGCTTAGTCAGCTTAACCATACCACGCTTCTGCATCTCATCATAAACGTCCATGTTAGGATCATCTTCCGCTACTAGTAGAGTATGATCGAATTGATCCTCAAGGAATCCCTTTAGCTCTCGAAGACCACCATAATCAGCTACCCAGTTACGTGCATCTAAAGTATCAGTCCCGAAATAGAACTTCATACTAAATGCATACCCGTGAACAAGATTGCAATGACTATCTGACTTCCATTGGCGATATGCACACGGAAAGGCATCATGATATTCTTTTGTTGAAACATATTTGTATTGAATGGGGGTGCTCATGTTTGCTCCAGTTTATGCTCAATGTTGTGGTATTATACTACTTCTCACGTGGAATGACAACGGTCATTCCATTTTAAAATCACTGCTGTTGATGCGACTTCTATCTGGAATTGGAGCATCATCTACCACTCCTTCTTCCGCATTTTCAACATCGAACAGTTTCATGCGAGATCTGTCAATACCAAGTACAAAGCGTTTCTTATAGTTAGGATCGTTGTATCTGTTTTTCAACTGCTTAACCATTACCTGGCCCAACGACTCTAATTCTTCCGAGCTGATCAATGCAAACATTAAATCAGCGGTGGCAGGAAGTCCAAATGACTCAGATGTATCTTCCATGCCTGGGTCAGAGCTTGTAAATCCTGACCGTGTTGTTTGTGTTGCTGTTACGACAGGGACATTGAATTCAACAGCTAAGCCTCGTAGCTCCTCTGCGATAGATTTAATGTATGTGTATGAGTTAATCGAACCACCCATTGCTTTCATGCGACTGGATGAACAGATATTTAGGTAGTCTATGAATATCATCTCAGGTACAAAGTTCTTCTTGAGTTTTAACTCATTCAACAAAGCCCTAAAGTGCCCTGCATGAGCAGCTCCTGTTGGATACTCTTTGATGATCAACTTACCATTTGTATTTGTTGCAATATCATCAACCTTGCTTGTTAGCATAGGTTTCGATACGTGTTGCAACTGATCTAGAGGTATATCTAGTAGGTTAGAATCTATACGTTCTGCGATACGTTCCTCTGCCATCTCCATGGTGATGTACAATACATTACGTCCCTGTATAAGAACATTACCAGCCATATGACACATGAACAATGACTTACCAACACCAGTACCTGCCAGGCAGACATTTAAGGTTTTGTTTGGCAATCCACCTTTTGTGATCTTGTTGAAGTAATCCAAATCAAACTCAATACGTTCTTCATCCTCATGATAGAAGTCATAGCGCTCCTCTACATCCTCGATATAATCGTGCCCAACAGACGGATCGAATGTAACGGACAGAGCCTTGCTTAGAAGCTCAGGAAGGGCGTTCTTCGTAAGGTTCTGATGCTTTCCATCAATGATGCTTATACTTTCCATAATGGCATTATGGATAGCTCTATCCTGACACCACTTCTCGGTTGTATCATACAGCCAGTCATCATCTTCTTTCTGAGTATCAAACAGATTAGGAAGAATCTCCATAGCTGCTGTATACTGATCATCATTAAACTTGGACGACTGATCAATCTCAACCTTCAAAGAGTTAGTGGATGGAAGACGGTTGTACTTTCCAACATACTTGCCACACTCCTTGAATAAGAGGTTATACACTCCCTGGAAATACTCAGGTTTTATAAATGGTAGAACCCTACGCATGTAGGGCTCATTGGTAAGTATGTTACGAAGAATAAGTTGCTCAAGTGAGTTGCTACTCATTACTAGTTGTTTCCTCATAATTAGATAGCGATTGCTCTAATATGTCATGTAGGATTTGACCCGTCACTTCCTGGAAACCAGTATTAGATACAGTCAAATCTTCATCAGGTGAATACATAATATCCACGTTGTAGTTTAACATTTCAGATTTCTCATCAATGGTCAAATTGCCAAAGACAAATGTTGTTTCGATATAATCACCTGTTAAGATTCTTACATCCCAGCTCTCATTATCCCTCGGTACTAACGCATAGTCAACATTTTCTTTCATTTTTTTACCTCTACCCACTTTCTACTACAGGGAACTCGTCCCAATTTATTAATCCAATATTCAACGTGTTCTTTAGGATATCCATTTTCTATCAACCAATCGTTAAGCTCGAGGTCTCCATCACAAATCTTGGGAAACCCATATCGATAGCCATCTATTGGTAAAACGAGTACTTTAATCACTAATCCTCCACGATATCATCCATCCCCACAAGCGATTGATGACCAATACTGTACTGCTTTTTTAGAAATTCTTTAAAATCAGTTTCAGTAAAAACCGGGTCCCAGAACGCTTTCTCGAGGGTAGCATCATATCTAACTTTTGGTCCAAGTTCACCAGTAGACCTATCAACAACAGCATACCAGCCGTTAGATGGCTTAGCAACGTAACCACCAGCCAAAGCACAGTCAAGCAGGCCAGAATACTCACGTACGCCACCATCCCAAGACACTGTAATAGGTATTTTGGACTTCTCTTTAACATATCTACTCTTCTCTACGTTAATCACAAACCGATAGCCTTGAATCTCTGTACCTTTCTTGTCTTGTTGGCGACCTAGGATCCATATGTTATCAGCTGAATAGTATATACCTGTGCCGCCACCAACAACATCTTTAGGAAACAAACCGATCTCCTTGTATGTGTGGTTTACAGCAAGCATAGGAATACTTCTCATAGTCAGATAGGGTGTCGCCATCCGAAATAGGCCTTTAAGGGCTTTTGCACGGGACATGTCAGCTACTGACTTTTCATTAATGGCATCATCCAACTCTTTCTTAGAAGCTAGGTTGCCAATAGAATCAATGATGATAATCACCTTATCGTCACGCTCAATGTTTTCAAGTTGGTTAATCATATCAAACTTCAACTCTTCCACATTTGTAATAGGTGTGTGAAGCACACGTGAAGTGTCAACACCAAACTGCTCAAAATAAGATTGTGGCGATCCGAATTCTGAGTCGTAGAATAACACAACAGCATCTGAGTGAGCCTTTAAATAAGCTCCTGCCATCAATAAGGCAAATGATGTTTTAAAGTGTTTTGATGGGCCCGCGAGCACTGTAAGACCAGGAGTTACTCCTCCATCCACAGACCCAGACAACGCAACGTTGACCATAGGAACTGCTGTTGGTGTCATATCTTTTTCTGTAAAGAACTTTGAATCAGCTAAGATGTTTGTTGTCTTAATCTTTGAGTTCTTTTTTAGTTTGTCCATAATTGACATTTTGTTCTTTCTCCCGCTCATCCAGCTTATATTGAGACCTGTAACTATTGTTTATTTTAACACATTTGTCGAGTAAAGTCAACTGTTTACTGAACTTTACAAACGCAGAAG